TTTTTTTCATTATTTGGGAAATATTTGAAAAGTCTTTTATATCTTTGCACCGAAATAATTTTTTAACCACAAATTTTTTTTATTATGGATCCAGTTAGTAAATATTTTATCGCCAAAATCAGCACCGACTTCGAAGATGAAGATACTGGTCGCCTCAAAGTTAGAAAAGAGGAAAAATTGGTTTTTGCAGTATCTCCCACCGATGTTGAAGCAAAAATTACGAAACTCCTTGAAGGAACAAGGGAAGAATGGAGGATAACTGCAATTTTGGAAAGCAAAATAAATGAAGTTGTAGATTAGAATTATAAGTTGTATATAATTTCAAAAAAGGGATGCCGAATGGTATCCCTTTTTTTTTATTATTTTTTTTTAATGTATAATTTTTTAAAACTCGATATATTTATTTTCAAAATAAAGCACAAAATCAACTTTTTCAATTTTGTGTATATTTATAAACAAAAAACAATCAAATGGCGAAAGAAAACACATTAGTAAATGAAACACTTCTCCAACTCAAAAGTTTGGAAGATGTGGTAACCGAAAATGCAAAAGGAATACTTGCTTCTACAATGAAGGAAGAAATCAAGGAACTTGTAAAAGAATCTCTTAATGAAGCCGATGAGGATGATGAAGAGGTTGATGCCGACTTCGAAATGGAAGAACCCAGTGACGAAGACGAAATGGATAATGAAGATGAAATGGAGGATGAAGACGAAATGGAAGATGATGAGGAAATGATGGATATGGACAACGAAGATGATATGGAAGACATAGATGATGAGGAAGACATGGATTTTGCCGCATCTACCGAACCTATGGATACCGTTGATCTTAGAAGTGCTAGTCCTCAAGACGCCCTCGCAGTTTTTCAACGCCTTGGTCCCGAAGATCAACTTGTTGTCACAAAAGATGCTAGTGGTAATTTAAGCATCAAAGATAACGAAACCAATAAAGAATACATGGTTGTCATGGAATCCGAAGAGGATGAATTTGGTTTTGATGAAGAATTTGATGAAGCATATGACACTGATCTTGATGAAATGGACGTTGAAATGGATGAAGGGTTTGAAGAAGAGGAAGAATTTTCCTATGATATGCCCGAATTGTCTCCAATGAAAAGAGGTTCCAAATTCGATGAGGAAATGGACGAAGACCTTGATGAGACTATCTATGAAATTTCTTTCGGTGACGAAGAATCAGATGAAATGGATGACGAAGAAATGTTTGAAATGGATGATGAAGAATTGGATGAAATGGATGATGAAGAATTGGAAGAAAGATATATGGATGAAGAGGAAGATGAATATATGATGGAAGCCAAGAAAAGAGCCAAAGGATTTAAAGCTAAAGGTGTTGGAATGGGTAGCCCCAATGTAAAGGTTTATCATGAGAAACCCAATATGGGCAAAGGTTTCAAAACCGATATGAAGCAAGGTCCCAAGGCTGTTGGCACCGGAAAGGCAAAGTTTGAGTATAAAGAAGGTATGAATTTAAAAGGTGATTTCAATGTTAAACCTAAGAAAGCCGAAGGTAAAAAAGCTGAAACAAAGGAGGCTAGCAGAACTCTTGGATCTGGTAGCAAATTCCGCAAAGGCGGATTGCCAAAACAAAGAGCACATTCAGCATTCAATGCAAATATCAAAGAAAATATTAACAGTGTTGAAGTTCAAATCTTGAAAGATAAAAATACCGAACTCAGAAATGCATTGAATATTTTCAGAGATAAACTCAATGAGGTTGCTGTATTCAACTCTAATTTAGCTTATGCTACTCGACTCTTCACTGAGCATTCAACTTCCAAACAAGAAAAAATCAACATTCTTAAACGCTTTGATGGTGTGGAAACTTTGAAGGAATCCAAAAACCTTTACAAAGCAATCAAAGATGAATTGAGTTCGAGCAAGAAGCAGATGAATGAATCTATTGAACGTAAAATTGAAAGAGTTCAATCAACGGGATCTGCTGTAAATCTTATCGAATCAAAAACGTATGAGAATCCACAATTCTTGAGAATGAAGGATCTTATGCAAAAAATTAAATAAACCTAATAAAAAAATAAAAAAAAACAAACAAAATGGGAGCATTACTTGAATCTGGTCTTGTTGGTAATATTGGTCTTAAGCACCTTAAAGTTATCAAAGAAGACACTATTGAAAAATGGAATCGTTTAGGATTCCTCGAAGGTCTTAATGGCATGTTGAGAGAAAATATCGCTCAGTTGTATGAAAACCAAGCCTCTTTCTTGATTAACGAAGCAACCTCTGATGGTAGCTCTGGTTCTTTCGAAACGGTTGTTTTCCCAATTGTTAGACGCGTTTTCTCCAAATTGCTCGCTAACGACATCGTTTCCGTACAAGCTATGAACTTGCCTATCGGTAAATTGTTCTACTTTGTACCTAAAATCCAAGGCTATAGCGGTGGTACTGCTGATATGTCTGGTGATCACTATGCACCTGTAGGTTCTCCTGGTAATTATCCTGGCGATCCGACCGCAGGATACACCGGCGCTGGCGCATACACCAAAAACCTCTATGACTTGTTCTATGAAGGCAATGAAGCTGCTCTTGATCCTCCGGGTCTTTTCGACTATTCGAAAGGTCGTTGGTCGGCTGTTACCGCTAGCACGGCTGTTCAGGTTTGGAATGGTTCTAATTTGGTTAACTATACCGGAACTTCTCTTAATAACCAAAATGTTAGAAAACTCATCATCAAGATGTGTGGATTTGCTAACACTGGTGTTGGTAAGATGATTGGACCTGACGGTAACGAATATGATACCGAAACCTTCTTGTCTGACCTCAGAATTTTCGCCACTAACTCGAGCATTACGACCGGCACTTCTTGCAGTGTATTGTACACCAATGGTGTTGCCAATTCCTTGTTGTTCCGCGTTGTTACGCAACAATATGGTCAGGGTATCGTTAGCGGCTTGAATAATCGCGCAACAGCTACTTGGGCTAGCCAAGGTAACGGTGGTTCCTATAACGATATTTGCAGCCCCGATGGTTGTATCTATCTTGAAGTTGACCTCTCTTGCCCAGTTTGCGCCGATTGTGATTCCACCTCTTTGGACGGTTATACTGGTTCCACGATTGGTGATAGCACCTTGCTCACAGGTACCACTGGTACGACCGCATTCCTTGCTGTCTTTAGACGTTACGAAGAACTCGAATTCGAAGATAAAATCGGTGAAGTTTCCTTTGATCTTGAGTCCGTGACCGTTACGGTAACGGAAAGAAAACTCAGAGCACAATGGTCGCCCGAACTTGCTCAAGACGTTGCGGCTTTCCACAACATTGACGCTGAAGCCGAATTGACGGCTTTGTTGTCCGAGCAAATCGCTGCTGAAATTGACCGCGAAATTCTTCGTGACCTCCGCAAAGGTGCCGCTTGGAACCTTCGTTGGGACTACAATGGTTGGAGAAGAATCCAACAGACCACTTCTTACACGCAGAAGGATTGGAACCAAACGTTGATTACTGCAATCAACCAATTGTCCGCTCAGATCCACAAGTCTACGCTTCGTGGTGGTGCCAACTGGATTGTTGTTTCCTCGGAAGTTTCCGCCATCTTCGACGACCTCGAATACTTCCACGTTTCGAACGCTTCTCCCGAACAAGACCAATACAATATGGGTATTGAAAGAGTTGGAACGCTCGCAGGACGTTATCAGGTTTATCGTGACCCATACTTCCCTGCTAACCAAGTGTTGATTGGACACAAAGGCACCTCGTTGCTCGACACGGGCTATATTTACGCCCCGTATGTTCCGTTGCAATTGACGCCCACGATGTACAATCCTTTCAATTTCACCCCAATCAAAGGTATTATGACTCGTTATGCGAAGAAATTCGTTAACAACCGCTTCTACGGTAGAATTACCGTTGATGGTGTTCGCACCTTTGATCTCCGTGAATTGAGATAATTGGATGGTAAATTACAATAAAAGGGGGTTGGATTTTTTCCAATCCCCTTTTTTTATTGGTGAATTATTTAAAATTTGTAATTCATTAGTATTTATTAAAAAAGATTATATGTCTTGTTATAAGTGTAAAAAATTAATTATATCTGAGGAAGAACGAAAAGATATACTGTTTAAATACGGTATATTGAATGAGATTACAACTCCAATAGATTTGGCAACTTTGAGAGTTGGTAGTAGAGGTTTTTTTGCAAACGGTAAATGGAAAAATTTAAAACCTGAAGCTCAAGCTGAATTTGATAGCGATTGGAAAAATGTGACAGAATTTTTAAAAAAATGGAATAGACCAGGGTATATTATAGAAGTTTATATTGAAGCTAGTGAATCTCGTGTGACCAATTATGATAGAGAAGTTGAACCAAAAGTTTTTCTTAAACCAGGTGTATTATCTCAAAGGAGAGCGGATACTTTGAAAAACATATTGAATGCAAAATTTGATGAATTGCTTAAGGATGGTGTTATATCAAAAAAACCGATTATTGAAAGAGTGGATGTGAAAATAGGTAAAACACCATATATTAGAGGTAAGAGTGATCCTAAAGCAGCTGTTTACGATAAGGAACGGTATGTTATGTATACATTGAAAGCGGTAAGAGAAAAGGATGTGACACCTCCAAATGAAGCGCCAAGTCCTGAGCCTATTACACCACCTAATGGTTCCACCATTACTGAAGAATGTTTAAAACATTTGGGAATTGAAATACTGTATTATGCAAAAGAAAGGGAAAATTTCGAAAAAAACAATAAAGATGAATATGATGGTAAATATTATATTTCAAAAGGCTGTTGTGGACATCACAACTGCGACAAGGCATTATATGAAGTTCGTTTGAATGGTATAAAAATAGGTATTGCTGATCTTAGAAATACGCCAAAAGGCATTGATAAATCTTCGGGTCTTTTAAGAATTGGAGATGAATTAGCTAAACAAATAATAGCTAAAAGTGATATGGTTTTATTGAGCATAAAATGTATGTTAAATAGATGTCATATGGATGCTCCTGGGTATAGAATATACGATACAAGAACCAATACAATTGTTTCTGAAGGGTGTGCACCTGTTACGGTAAGACTGCCTCGTAGGGATACTTTAGGCTATATTCCAGGTGAGTTAAACTTGCTATATATTGAAAATTGTGGAAAATCAATATCAAAAG